TAAGATGCCAATAAAAAGTTCATTAGAAACTAATATGGGTAGTTTACGAGCACCTGTATACAGAAAAATGCCACCAAAAAATGAAGATTTCACAAAAGGATATATGAAACGATGGTTTGCATATAAGAGAAATGAAAGTGAAAAGGTATTCTTTGAAATAGACGAAGAACAAGTTGTTACCTATAATACAAAAGGTGGTGGAATTAATAATATAATGTACGGACTATTGGAAATAAAATGGAAACTGACTGGACCTGAATTTGATGAATACTATAACGGTATTTTAATGAAATCGGGTGTAGTCGATACAAATTCTAGAATTATTGAGGAAAATTCAAAAAAATTTCGTATATTTGGTAATATAATTGATAATCCACGTGAATATACAATTTATGACCAAATTTTTTAACAATATTCTAAAAAAGTTTTATGTTTAGTGAAATACCGTGTGTTTGTATTCCTATATTCTCAAATACAAACAAACATCAATCCGAAATAGCAGTTGTTGGCTTATACTTAGCATTTACTGATAGGACAGAACGGTATATTAATTTTAGCCATCCTGATGAAAATAAATACAACTGTAATTTATTTGATATACAATTACACCCAAAATCATTAGTTTTTAATAAAAAAGCATTGATGTATCATGGATTTAATGAAGGGATAGATTTAAATTCATATCTACACTATTATGCTGACCATTCAATAGTACATAAAGAATTCTATACAAAGTCGGTAGAAGTACTATCAAATAAATACTTTAATTCAGATGACTTAGGGCATATAATACCATTGGCAATTCAATTGGATTATGCCAAAAAAATGGCAGAATATGTCTTAGTGTTTTATAGAAAAAGACAAATCGATGAAAAGTGTATAGAATTTTGTAATGATTTCGTAGAAGTTTTCTATGAAATAGAGAAAGAAAAAATTTTGATAGACGGTAAATGGGAAAATCAAAATTACATGTGGTATACCGCAACAACTAGACCTAGTAATGCTTGGAATAATTTTAACTTCTCTGCTATGAACAAACGTGACGGTACAAGAAACAAAATACGTTCAAGATTTGAGGGTGGTAAAATTGTACAATTTGATTACGATGCTTTTCATATTAAATTATTAGCGAAAGTATTAGACTATAAATTTTATGGTCATCCATATGATGATATAAAAAAAGAATTGGCATTAGACATACCATATGATGAAATAAAATCGAAGGTATTTCAAAATATTTATGGATCAATATCCCATCAATTTATGCAACATACTTTTTTTGCGAGTGTTCAAGCTATGATTGATGAGTTATATCTACAATATAAAAACGATGGTGCAGTAAAATCTTGGTTTTATGAAAAGCTATTTAGAGACATTCAAGACGAAACACCAAACAAAATTTTTAATTATGTACTCCAATCTTTAGAAACAGAATATAATGTTCGTAAGATAAACGGTCTGTTTTCATGTTATATTTATACGATGCCTTTGTATTCGATATACACCCCGATGAAATGGATTTGGTTAATACTCTACAGTCTGCATTTGAAACAGATGATATGTCAATAAAAATTTACGTCGGAGACACTTTTGGTGATATTAAACGAATTTAATTTTATATTTATATGTAATGGTTTCGTAAAAAACATTTAACTAAAAATGAGAGAGAGGTATTGAAGACACAATTAGTATGTACATTTAGTAAAAAATACTTAGTAGACGATACAGTAGGCAAAATAAAAAATGAATTTTCATTGTTTAATAATAAAATATTTCTTTTTAAGCCATTAGAGTCAAAGGAAGATTACATACTTTCGTATAATGTAATAATGGACTCCTATAAGAAATTCTTGTCAAATTCAATAATGGTACATCAAAAGAGAGAAACTAATACGATTTATACAATAAACGCTTTAAATGAATTAATAATGAATCTTAATAATGGTATATTAGATAAATCATATCAAATAGAATGGGAACGATATAAAAATTGTGCCCTTTTGAAGAATAAGGATGGATTTCGAGTTGTTAAAATAATATTAGTTAAAGTATATTCTTTTTGAATCACATATTTATAGCATATAAAACTATTGGTAGACAATATGAAAAATAATCGATATAATAAGTTGGTGGAAGATATAACAAATCGTGTAATGAAACGTCTGATGGAAAGATTAGAAATGACCGAAGGGGACGGATTTGAAAATATTTTTGATGATTTAAAAACAGGAATGGAAAACATAGAAATGCTTCCAGATAACAGGATAGATGCCACCAAATACGATGAAAAGGCAATTATAGAAACTCTGAAAAAGATGGGTTATGAATATAAAAAGGCGATAGGGAATAAATTACACTTCTTTAATAAAGAAACAAGTGTGAGTTTATATCTTCTACAAGGAAAAAAAATAATAAGTTTAATCCCATAATATAGGAAAATATAATGTCTTTGATTAAAGAAGAATTACACCAAGATTTCAAAAGATTTTTAAAGTATCTATTACTAATAGATATTGTGGAAATATTGGAAAATAACCGTGGAATGATAATGTATTTATTTCCCGATGTTAAATTACAAAAACTCATTAAATGGTATACACCGTTTGGTGAATCTGAGATATATTCTAACAAAGAAATAAAAGACAAATTAATATCTATAAATTCAAGACTATATGGGGATGAGACTTTAAAGCTTCTCTACAGATCTTTAAATAAAGTATTAACCACTTCTTTTTCCGAAGAAGAACGTGGTCAGAGAGAATCTGACGTTAATAAACTTATTAGAAAAATAAGTCTGTACATAAAAAATAAATTAACTGAAGAAGATACTGAAATTTTAGACGGCGTGTTTGATGCATTAGAAAAAACATCATTAATTGCAAAGTCAAAAGTAATAGCTGATTTAGATAGACACATGGAATTACCAGACACATCAAAAGATGATGAGACGGAACAAAAGGATGATGTAGAAAAAACAGAAAAGGATGATGAAGAACCTAAAAAAGAATCTTTACATGACAGTTTTCATAAAAGAAAATTGAAAAAAAAGATACGTGAAATGATAAGAACCGTCATATTACAAAAAAAATTCAGACCAAATTAAAAAAAAAATAAAATAAAATTTGCATATTAAGTATTAATTTAGTATATTAGTAAAACAATTTGTGCATTGAACATCAATCGTTCAACAATAATCATTAATTATTATAAGGAGACTCACTATGAGTATCAACTTGGACGCGATTAAGAATCGCTTAAATTCTCTTAAAAATACCAACAACAGAACATCACACATTTGGAGACCTGAACCAGGTGAACACCAAATTCGTATCGTTCCATACCTACACAAAGCAGAAAATGCACCGTTTATTGAATTGTATTTCCATTATAAATTAGGTAAAAGATCAATTCTATCACCTATCTCTTTCGGCAGACCTGACCCTATTGTAAACTTCGCAGAGAAAATGAAACAAACAGGCGATAAAAATGATTGGGTCATGGGTAGAAAATTAGAACCAAAAATGAGAACATATGTACCTGTAATTATCCGTGGCTCAGAGAGTGAGGGTGTTAAATTTTGGGGATTTGGAAAACAATTGTATGAAGAACTTTTGGGATACTTTGCAGATGATGATTACGGTGATTTATCAGACGTACAAACAGGACGTGACATCGTTGTAACTGTAAAATCTCCCGAAGAAACTGGACGTGAGTATGCTGAAACTACCATCAGAATCAAACCAAACCCTTCCGCGGTTTCATCAAATCCAGACGTTACTGAAAAAATCAAACAACACCCAAACATCACAGAATTATATCCTGAACCATCTTATGATGAATTGAAAACACATCTTCAAACTTACTTGGGTCAATCCGATGATACTGAAGATTTGAATTATACAAAACAAACAAAGACAGAAGAACCATCCGAACCAAAAAGAGACAGACCAGCTAATGGTGATATTGATGCGGTTTTTGAGGATCTTTTTTAATCAGAGGTAAAAAATGGCAAAAACGAAAAACGAACTGTCTGATGAATTAGGTAGTTTGATAGCTACTACTATAAATAAACAATTCAAAGAACAGAATTTAAAAACAGCGTACTTTTTAGAAGGTGACACCGATGCACCAACTATTGTTAAGGAATGGATTGGTAGCGGATCCACTATATTGGATCTTGCGATTTCAAATAGAAAAGATGGTGGATTTCCAGTAGGTAGAGTATGTGAAATAACAGGATTAGAACAATCGGGTAAGTCTCTGTTAGCTTCACACGTGTTATTGAACACCCAAAAGAAAGGTGGATTTGCAGTATACATTGATACTGAAAATGCTTTATCCACGGAATACTTAACTGCTATTGGATTAGATTTGAAACAGATGTTGTATATCCCATTAGAAACAGTTGAAGATATTTTTGAAACAATTGATGTAATTATAGATAAAATTAGATCATCTGATAAAAATAGATTGGTTACTATTGTAGTCGACTCAATTGC